CAGTTGACGTTGTTGCAGATCCATCTGCCCCTGATGCCTTTGTAAACGGTATCATGGAAGGTAAAGAATGGGTATGGAATAACGGTATGCTCAAAGAACGAGAAATCGAAACCTATAGAAAAACAATAACCAAAGCTGAACGAGAAAATCTCGAAGAACAGAAACTTAATGTGTTCCGAGATTTCCTTTCAAAATTATGATTTTACTAAATACTACTACTGTAAGGTAACAAAAGGAGTCCTTAAATGAGTTCAGATAGCCTAAGCCCAATCGAGGCAGCAAGAAACATTCTTGCCGAAAAACACCGTAAAGAAGACGAAGCTTCGGAACTGGTCGAAGGCCTTGCGATCGAAGAAGACGAGAATGATGAATTTATCACTCTCGAAGATAATGATTATGAGGAATTCGACGAGGACGAAGAGGATCAAGACAACTTAGAAGAGGAGTCAGCCGAAATGAAGCCTAAGAAACCATCAATGGCCGGAGAAAAGGGTGCCCAAGTAGAAAAGGACGCCACCGGGAAGTCTGCATTCGATGCTTCAGGTAAGGGACCAGTTATTGGTACTGAAGCCGGCACCGAAGGTAAAGATAAGACCAACAAGAAGTCAACCGACATGAAAGCTTCTGCTGCTTCTCCAAAGGTCGAGAAGCCTCACATGAAAGAGCACATGGATGCTCTCTTTGATGGTGAAGAACTGAGCGAGGATTTCAAGGAGAAGGCAACAGTCATCTTCGAAGCCGCAATCAACGATTCACTTGGTACATACGCTGAAGCTCTCGAAGAGAACTACAACGAACGTCTCTTAGAGACTGCCGCTGAAATCGAAGAGAACCTTACCAAAGAACTTGATGACTATCTCGGATATGTCGTTGAGAATTGGATGAAGGAAAATGAACTCGCAGTCGAACGAGGCATTCGTGCTGAAGTCGCTGAGTCATTCATGGAAGACCTTCGTGGTGTCTTTGAAAATCACTTCATTGATATCCCAGAAGAGAAATTCGATGTCGTTGAAGGTATGGCCGAGGAACTCGAAGACCTTACCGCCAAGCTCAACGAAGAGATTGAACGAAACATGGAAATGAGAAACGAAATGGAAGGCCTTTATTGCGAAGGTGTCTTTGCCGAAATGACCGAAGATCTAGTAGACACTGATGTCGAGAAGCTTCGTTCACTCGCAGAAGGCATTGACTTTGATAACGCCGAACAATTCGCAGAGAAACTTGCAGTTCTCAAAGAAGGTTACTTCACCAAGTCAAAAGCTTCTGATGAAGTTACTTTTATCACAGAAGAATCAGATTCAGAGGAACCAACTTCCATTCAGGAAACAACTGGTCCAATGAGTTACTACGCCCAAGCAATTTCAAGACAAACAAGAAAATAATCTAAATCAAAAGGAGATTTTAGATGTCTAATTACGACCAAACTAACTCGCTAGCCGAGCAAATCAAAGCAAAGTGGGAGCCAATTCTGGAACACCCAGAACTCCCAACAATCGAAGATCCATACAAGAAGAATGTCACAGCCGTTCTTCTTGAGAACCAAGAACAGTACCTCTCTGAAGCCATCCCAACTAACGGTGGTATGCAGATGGGTATGGTTAACGGTATCGGTAGCAACTCTACCGCAGTCGGTCAGGTTCAGTCCTTCGACCCAGTTCTCATCAGCCTCGTTCGTCGTTCGATGCCAAATCTAATTGCATACGATATCTGCGGTGTCCAGCCAATGACTGGTCCTACCGGACTTATCTTTGCAATGAAGAGCAACTACGTTGACGCAGCTGGTGCTCGCGCTGACGAAGCACTCTTCGACGAAGCCCGTACCGGTTACGCCACCCGCGCTGGTGGTGTCACAACTGGTGACCCAGCACTTGAAAGTACTAATACCTTCACTACAAGTGGTACTACTGGTGATCCAATCACCAACTTCGTTCAACACGGTATCACAACCGGTCAGGCTGAAGCACTCGACAACAGTGGTGCAAACGCATTCCAGCAAATGGCATTCTCCATCGAGAGAACCGCAGTCCAGGCGAAGACTCGCGCCCTCAAGGCCGAATACTCAACTGAACTCGCTCAAGACCTCCGTGCTGTTCACGGACTTGATGCCGAGACCGAACTCGCTAACATCCTCAGCACTGAGATTCTTAGCGAAATCAACCGCGAAGTCGTTCGTACCATTCTCTCGGTTGCTAAACTCGGTTGTCAGCAAGCTGACCTCAAGGGTAAGGGTGCAAGTGCCGTCTTCGGTGCCGGTGGTGTCGGTGGTATCTACGATATCCTCTCCGACTCAGACGGTCGATGGAGTGCAGAACGCTTCCGTGGTCTGCTCTTCCAAATCGAACGCGAATGTAACCTCATCGCACGACAGACTCGTCGCGGTAAGGGTAACATCGTCATCTGTTCTTCAGATGTCGCTGCTGCACTCGCACTCAGTGGATCACTTCAGTCAACCCCAATGGGTGGCGGAAGTCTCCAAGTTGACGACACAGGCAACACCTTTGTCGGTACACTCAACGGTCGTCTCAAGGTCTACATCGACCCATACGCCGACTTCAACTACTGCGTAGTAGGTTATAAGGGTGCCAGTCAGTATGACGCCGGACTCTTCTACTGCCCATACGTTCCACTACAGATGGTTCGTGCAGTCGGTGAGAACACCTTCCAGCCAAAGATTGGTTTCAAGACTCGTTACGGTCTTGTCTCCAACCCATTCGTTAAGAAGGCTGACGGTAACCCAGACGGTGAAACCCTCACCAACCGTGTCAACCAATACTACCGTGCATTCAGAATTGATAACCTCCACGGTATCAACTCTGGCGGTGGCGCAACTCAGTGATAACTGAATCTCGGACTTGATCCGACACTAGGAACAGGGGAGACTTCGGTCTCCCCTGTTTCTTTTTGTATATAAATATATTGGAGAAACACTATGCCAAGTTATAACCAGTATGTTAAGTATGCCCTTGACAGACAACCAGACAACGAAAACTTATTACAGACAACTGCGTTTAGATTTGTCATGACAAAGGCACCTGAAGTCGTGTACTTCTGCCAGAGTGCGTCTGTTCCGTCTATCAGTGTAATAGATACCCCCGTCTTAAGTAAACATCCTACTCTTCATTTTGCCGATCCTAAATTAAATTATGATCCACTTACTCTATCATTTCTAGTGAATGAAGACATGGGCAACTGGATGGAAATATACAACTGGATGCGATCATTTACCATTCATGATGAAACATTAGAACCAAGAAACCGATCAGAAATTCGTCTAAGTGGTATTGCAAATTCCGACGATCCTTATAGTGCCGCATCCAAACCCGGCGACCCCTCAGATTACCAAGTCGATGGTACACTAGTGTTACTCAATAGTAACTCCCTACCACAGGCTTCCATAACATTTAAAGATCTTTATCCAAGCAGTCTAGGAGAACTTGACCTGAACGCTTCCGACGGCGAAGCATCCCCAGTAACTTGTAGTCTCACGTTACAATATAGAGATTATGAGGTAACCGTATATTGACTTACCTGCCTTTGTGGTATATAATTACAGTATGAACTTTGAAGATTTAAAACGACATGTAGAACGAGATATGAAAGTTGATGACACGCAGTTGGATCTGGAGTCTCTCAAGATCCCACAACTTCACAATAAGTATCTCAATTTCCTACAAGAAGAACGATTCAATCTAAAGAAAATGGGTTTCGACTTTGCTTCCTTACGAAGATCAAAGTGGGAATACTATACAGGTAAAATGTCCGAAGAGGATCTCGAAGAAAAAGGGTGGGAACCCTTTGACCTTAAGATTCTAAAGGCGGATATTGATATGTACCTTGATTCTGACAACGATATGATTTTGATGAAACAGAAGATCACATATCAAGAAGAAAAGGTATTCTATCTTGAATCTGTAATCAAGGAAATCGGTCAGAGAAACTGGGAGATTCGCAACGCGATCGAATGGAGAAAGTTCGTATCCGGTTCTTAGTAGAAAAGATATTAAATTTTATTGATTCAGAATTGATGATGATACTGTTTTACATTTCATCAATTTTATATTTACTGATAATGGCAGGTTTTCACTTTTCTCCTAAATAGAGAATGAGTGACTTAGTTATTGAAAAGATCGATGAAGTAAATATCAGAGTTCGATGTGAACGAAGTTTCGCCAAAGAACTCTCTGACTTCTTTACTTTCAAAGTACCCGGCCATAAGTTTATGCCTGCATACCGTAACAAGGTATGGGATGGTACTATAAAACTCTACAACATGTTCTCCCAAGAGATTCACTCTGGGTTACTTGACTATGTAACTACTTTCGCCAAAGAAAGAGGTTACACTTATCAGGTAACTTTTGACACACCACATAATAAAGTCAGTGATGATTTAGTCAAACGATACCTAACAGACACCCTAAAGATATCTGCGGGTGGTAAACTAATCGTACCACACGATCACCAGATACGAGCCATCTCTCATGCGATTAAACATGAACGATGTTTGTTGTTGTCTCCTACTGGATCAGGCAAGAGTCTAATCATCTACGGTCTTCTTCGACATCTCATGGAAAAAACGAACAAGAAGATTCTAATCATCGTACCTACTACTGGTTTGGTTTCTCAGATGTATTCAGACTTTGAAGATTATTCAAAAATGAACGGGTGGGATGTGGAAGGAAACTGTCACAAGATTTATGCGGGACAAGATAAGTCTACCGATAAAAAGATCGTTATTTCTACATGGCAGAGTTTATACAAATTACCGGCAAAATACTTTGAAGACTTTGAAATTGCCTTTGGTGATGAGTGTCACTTGTTCAAAGCCAAGTCTCTGACTTCTATCATGTCCAAACTAAAGAACGCGAAGTATAGGATTGGAACTACAGGTACACTCGACGGAGCCCTCACTCACAAGTTAGTCATCGAAGGTCTGTTCGGTCCTGTGAAGGATGTGACCACCACAAAAGAACTGATGGAAAAAGACATTCTATCAAAACTAGAAATTGATTGCATCCTTCTCGACTACAGTGACGAAGACAAGAAGTTGGTGAAAACATTAAAGTATCAGGACGAGATGAAGTGGTTGATTACCAATGACAAACGAAATAAGTTTATCTCCACTCTAGCAGGTAAGACAAAGGGAAATACATTGGTGTTGTTTCAGTTCGTGGAGAACCACGGAAAACAACTGTACGAAAGAATCAAGTTAGAGAATCAACACAAGAAGGTATTTCTTATTCACGGTGGAGTGGAAACAGATGATCGAGAAAGGGTTCGTGGTCTTGCAGAGAAACAAAAAGATGCGATCATCGTTGCCTCTTATGGAACATTCTCTACTGGTATCAACATCAAGAACCTACACAACATTATATTTGCTTCTCCGTCGAAGTCTCGCATTCGAATTCTTCAGTCAATCGGAAGGCAGTTGAGAAAACATGAAAGCAAATCGATTGCTAAGTTGTTTGATATTGGGGACAATCTTCAATGGAAAAAGAAAATGAACCACACTCTGCGTCATTTCTTTGAACGAATCAAACTATATAAGGTAGAAGAATTTATTTTTAAGACGATTAAAATAAAACTATAGGAGAATCCAATGGTTGAATACAAAATACTTAAGCTTCGTTCAGGTGAAGAGTTGATCAGTATTGTAAATCAAGTTGGTGCAAAAAAGATTGTCCTAGATAGACCGATGCAAATGAAATTAACAACTATGCACGATCCTCTCACTGGTGAAGTCAAAAAAGAAATGTGGGTTCTCCGAGACTGGATGAACAACAGTGAAGAACTTACCTGTGATATTCCAACCGATTTTGTTATCACTACCATAAAACCAAATCAAAAAATTATAGATCAATATGAATCAAAAAAGTTAAAGGAAGATGAAATTGCTTCTCTCGGTATTGATCCTATAGATCCAAATAGTATACTAGAAGATCTATACAAACAACTTGGAATTGACATGAAAGGAATTCCAAGTAAAGATGATCCAAAACCTCCTACCTCCGAAGAAGAGATGATTATGATGAACTTCGCAATGTCAAAAAAGATGTTTGAGAAAATGATGCAGGAAGGATTCTTCGACGAGATGGGACTCGACGATGAAATTCCACTTGACGATTTTGATTTTGATGAGGAAGAAAAAACTGACCGAAGTAAAGAAGAACCCGATTGGGGTAATGACTGGTCAGACTGGTCTGGGGATGCCGACGACTACCTTAAGTGAGGCCTTTAATAGGCCTAGCTTCCCCTTTCTTTCTTAGCACACATAGTGTAACCCCGAATGAAAACCTGTCAAGCAGAAAATCTAAAAAATGTTTTATACGGTTGACAATATTTGTTTTATGAGGTATACTTACCTATGAATTTAAGGGAACACCAATATGGCTAAAAGAAAAACAACAAAGGAAGATCATTACATAGACAATGATGCTTTCTTTCAAGAAATGGTAAAGTGGAAAAAGGAATTAAATCAAGCAGAGGAACTTGGAGATCCCAAGCCTCCTGCAACTCACTATATGGGTGAGTGTTTCATGAAGATTGCTGAACGACTTTCGTACAAACCCAATTTCATGAACTACCCATTCAGAGATGAGATGATTGGTGATGCGATCGAAAACTGCTTGATGTATGCACACAACTTCAATCCAGAGAAATCTAAGAATCCATTTTCATATTTTACTCAAATGATTTATTATGCTTTTATACGCAGGATAGAAAAAGAAAAGAAACAAATATACGTTAAGTATATGATGATGGAAAAGTTAGACGAAGAGAACAAGTTTACAAAGTGGGCCCACGACAACGAGTTAGTTGATCCAAATTCAAAAAACCCTTATGCTGACTACTTCAAACTCTCGGATAATGATTTAGAAAAGTATAAGCCAAAGAAAAAGAAAAAGAAAACTGAAGAAACCACAGACGGTGGTACACTAGGAAAACTTTTTGGGGATTGAAATTGAAACTTGCTATTATAAATGATACGCACTTTGGTGCAAGAAATGATTCACAGTTGTTTTTGGATCAGTCATTCAAGTTTTTTGAAGAACAGTTTTTCCCGTACTGTAAAGAGAACAACATCACAACAGTTTTGCATCTTGGAGACTTCCTAGATCGTAGAAAGTTTGTGAACTTCAATACTCTTTCACAGGTACGCACTCGATTCATCGACAAGATCAACGAGTATGGAATACAGGTACACTGTATTCTTGGAAATCACGACACATACTATCGAAACACTAACAGAATCAATTCTATTCGTGAGTTGTTTTCTGATACTGATAATTTTCATCTATATGAAGATCCAGTTGAGTTGGAGTTCGGTGGCCTTTGTATCGGAATGGTTCCGTGGATTAACAAGAACAATTCAGAACAGTGCATTGACTTCATCAAGAACTCGACCTGCCCAATTATGGCTGGTCACTTTGAACTTGATGGTTATGAAGTTCTGCGTGGTGTAAAGTATGACGGTGGACTAGACGATAAACTTTTCAGTAGATGTGAAATGGTTCTGTCTGGACATTTCCATATCAAACATAGTAAGAACAATGTTCATTACCTCGGAACACAATACCAGTTAACCTTTAATGATTTAAACGTGAAGAAAGGTTTTCATGTGTTGGATACGGAGACTCGGGATCTGAGGTTCGTTGAGAACCCCGTGAACATCTTCCATGCGATTACATACGAAGAAGATGCAGACATGTTGAACCGAGACTACTCTCAGTATGAAAATTCATATGTGAAGGTATATGTTTTTGAGAAAAACAATCCATATATGTTTGACAAGTTTTTAGACAAACTGTATGATGTGAAGGTTGCGAATCTTACTGTCATTGAAGACATGGGTGTAGACCACTCCGAAGAAGAGTCTTTAGACATATCTAAGGATACGGTTTCAATCATCAATGATGAAGTAGATGCAATGACTAATGTTGTAGATGAACAGAAGTCTAGAATCAAAACACTGATGCGTGAACTTTACATGGAGAGTCTTTCGTTATGAATATCTTTGTACTGGACAAAGATCCTAAAATCTCAGCACAGATGATGTGTGACAAGCACGTTGTAAAAATGATTGTCGAATCGGCTCAAATGCTTTCGACTGTTCATCGTTATTTGGACGGTGACGAATATATTTCATACAGTAAAAATGGTCGCCGAATCAAACGATGGACACATGATACAGATCGATCTGACTCTGAAATGAAGTTGTTTAAGTCGGTCATGTTGAACCATCCATGTACTATCTGGACTAGAGAATCTCTGGCTAATTATTGTTGGTTGTCTTCTCATGCACTACACCTATGTCGTGAATATACTCGTCGATACAACCGACATCACAAAACAGAAGGTCTAGTGAAGTGGTTTATGAAGAACTACCCCAATAAATTGTACGGGTTTCATCTAACGGAATTTGCACAGGCAATGCCTGATGAATACAA